ACTGGATAGAGCCACCTATAGCATTAGTAGCTCCATTGAATAGTTTAAACTATGATTCAACAATGGCTAGAGGCTCAGATACCTATGAGATACCTGTAGTGGTGTATATATCAAGAGTAGATGCACAGACTGCACAAGATGGTGTAGATGCTTACTTAGCTTCATCTGGGGCAACCTCAGTTAAAGCAGCAATAGAAAGTGATCCTACTTTGGGTGGTGCTGCTATGTCTGTTAGAGTTATAAGTGCAACAGATTATGGAGAGTATGAAGTAACACAGGGAACTAGCTTTCTTGGTGTAACATTCAATATAGAGGTAATAGCATAATGAAAATAAAAATATTAATTGGAAGTAACTATCCAGATAAGGATGGTAAAGAAATTAGGTGTGAAGCAGGAGAAATCTGTGAAGTACCAGACAAGATTGCTAAAAGTTTGATAAAGAATAAAGCTGCAGTAAAATTTAATAGTAAAATGGCTAAAGAGGAAGAGGAATAAATGCCAACATTTAATCATGGTAAAAATGCTGTTGTACTATTAGATAATACAAATCTATCTACAACTTTAACTGATGCAAGTGTATCTTTAACAGCAGATGTAGCTGAAACTTCAACATTCACAGCAAGTTCTAAAACTTATGTTTCAGGATTAAAAGATGGAACTGCAACTCTTTCAGGTTATTTTGAGAGTTCAAGTCCAGATGCAGATGCAGAGTTTTTATCACAACTAGGAAGCTCTGGAAGTGCTTTTACTATTGCTCCTATTGGACATACAAGAGGCAATCCTACAGAGTTTGGTAATGTCATTGAAACTTCTTATGATAGATCAGCAGACATTGGCTCAGTTGTTGCAGTAGCTGTAGCATTCCAATTTGATGGAGATGCACATAATGGTAAGAGCTTATTAGCTCCAACTGCTATAACAAGTTCATCTAATGAAACAGGAGTTGATTATGGTGCTGCAGGTACTAATGGTGGTGCAGGAGTGCTACATTGTACTGTAAGTAGTGGATCTCCAACATTAGATGTTAAAATACAAACAAGTGCTGATAATGTAACTTTTTCTGATTATATAACTTTTACTCAGGCAACAGGTACAACATCAGAATTAATAACAAGTGATACTAATCCTGCAAGATATGCAAGAGCTGTTCTAACTTTTGGTGGATCAGGTAGCATAACAGCAGCAGTTAGTTTTGCACAGAAATAAATATAGAGGAGAAAGATAAATGCCAACATTTACACATGGAAAGAATGCAGCATTCAAGATTGATGATTCTGGTGGAACTTTAAGAGATATCTCTGATGTTCTTACTGATGTTTCTATTTCAAGAACTGCTGATGTAGCTGAGGTTTCAGCATTTAGTAATAGTTCTAAAGCTTTTGTAGCAGGACTTAAAGATGCAACACTAACAATCTCAGGCTCTTTTGATGCAACTGTTGATGGTTACTTATCTGGAATACTTGGAGTTGAGGGATCTTTTGAGTTCTATCCAATTGGAACTACAGGAGGAAATCCTAAAGCATCAGGAGAAGCAATAATGACTTCTTATGATAGAACACCTGATATAGGTGGAGCTGTTACTTTTACAGCTGCTTTTCAAGTTTCTGGAGATGTAACTGAGGGAACTGCTTAAAATAAACATTAAGTAATTCACAACAGAAAGAGGTTATCATGAAGAGGCTTAAACTAGATGATATATCTAATGCTCCTGCACTTCCTACTAAAGAAATAGAGATTTCTGAATGGGATGCAACAGTCATTGTTACAGGGTTAACTAAAGCTGATGCAGTTAAAATAAATCAACTTTCAGAGGTTGATGGTGTAAGGGATGAGGTACTCTTTGAAAAGCATCTATTGCTTACAGGGTTAAAAGATCCAGAGTTTGAATCATTAGAACAAGTTGAAAAGTTCTATGCTAAAGCAACACCTAATATAGTAGATAAAATCCTAATGGGAATTTATAGGTGCATGGCTTGGACTAAGGAGGATCAAGCTTCTATAGCTGATCAGTTTCCAGAACAATGAGGAGTTAGCTTTTGAATTTAGATTAGCTATGGATTTAGGTATGACTGTTGACACTTTAAGAAAATCATTGAGTGTGCAAGAATTTGAGTCTTGGAAGTTATACTACATAGATAAGAACAAGAAAGAGCAAAAAGCCATAACAGAGGCTAGGGCTCAATCTAAATTGAGGAGATAAGAATGGCAAGAGCCACTTTAGAAATGTTTTTAAAGCTCACAGGAGCTAACAAAACTTCACAGGGTTTAGACAAAGTTTCTAAATCTACTAAAGAATTAGATAAAGATGTTGATAATGCAGCTAAATCTAATGCACAATTTGCTGCAGGTATGTCTAGCCTTACTAAAGGAGCTATTGCAGGTGCAGCAGCTTTTGCAGCTAAACAACTTGTAGACTTTGCACTTTCTTCAATACAAGCAGCATCAGCAGCACAAGAAGCTGCAGGAGCTTTTGGAACTACTTTTGGTGGTGCAGCAGAAAAACTAAGTTTAGAATTAGAAAAAAATGCCAATATGTTTGGTTTGACAACATCAGAGGCTAAACAATTAGTAGGTGTTTTTGGTGCTGTTGCTCAGGGTTTAGGATTTACACAAAATGAATCAGCAGATTTATCAGCTAGATTATTCTCTTTAGCAGGAGATATAGCCTCATTCAACAACATAACAGCAGGTGCAACTCCTGTTTTACAGGCTTTTAGATCAGCTATTGTTGGAGAAAGAGAAGCTCTAAAAACTTATGGTATTTCTGTACAAGAAGCAGAGGTACAAACTAAAGCATTCTCAATGACTGGTAAAAGAAGTGCTGATGAACTTACTAAACAAGAAAAAGCTCTTGCAACCACAGAATTAATATTTGAAAGAGCTGCAGTGCAAATAGGTAATGCTGAAAGAGAAGCAGGGGGATTTGCTGCACAGATGTTACTAACTAGATCAGCAACACAAGAACTTAGAGAGGAAGTAGGTACAGAGTTATTACCTGCTGCAGGGGAACTTTTACAAGTTTTTAACAATTTTGTTAGTGATGTATCTCCTGCTGTTGTTACAGGCTTTGGAGTAATTAATGATGCTATTGTTGCAACTGTAGATGCTACACAAAGAGGGAACAAAGAATTAAATAAATATTTTAGAACATTCATATTAGGGCAAAATGCACTTAATGGAGATGCTGATGCTTTAGAAACTCTTAACAAAGAGATGCAAAAAGAAACTGAGATACTTAATGAAAATTCTGTACAAATCATAACTAATACAGGGCTTTCCTTAGATTTCTTAGATGTTATTAATCAGATGAACAATGCTTATGCACAAGAGTTCACTAACTTACAGAAAACTAGACTTGGTTTGCTAACTAATGAAACACAGACTAAAAAGCTTTCAGACACTATCAGAACTAAACTTAATCCAATATTTGGAGAACAAAATAGTTTGATAATGTCAAATATTAATTTAGAGCTAGAGAGATCAAAGATAATGGATTTAATCACTTCTGCTAATAATAATGTTGCTACAGCAACTAAGAACAGAAATCAAGCTTCTAAAGATTTAGAAAGATTACAAATTGATGAAAATGTTAGAGATGCAGAAGCTGCAATAAGAAAAAATGAATTATCAACACAAATTGCATTACTTACACAAGCTAAACAAAATGGCAAAGATGTAACTGCAGAACTTGCCTTAGCTGAGGCAGAGTTAGCAGAGGCAGAGTTTGAGCTAGCTAATGACTCAGATGCACTTAGATTAGCAAGAGAGAGATTAGATTTAGCAGAACAAAACTTACAAAAATCATTAGAAAATCAAAACTTAGCACAAGAAAAAAGAAAAGATTTACTTTATGAAATTATAGATGTAACAGAGGATAGTGAAAAAGCAACAGATAAATATACAAGTGCTTTAGAAAGAAATCTGGAAGCATATAGAAGATTTAGAGCTTTTGAAACAGCTCCAGATTTAGGATTTCCTAGACCTGATCCAGATGCAGATCCTGATATTCCACCTATTCCAGAGCCAACTCCTGTTCCTACTCCTCTTGTTAGTGATAACAGTAATGTTGATAAAGGTTTAAAATCTGCAGCAACAGATGTAACAGTTAAAGTAGAGCTTTCAGACAATGCAGAGGATTTTTTACAAGTAACACAAGAAAGATTAGCCAAAAAAGGTTATGCAATTAGCTAATGAGTGTTCCTTTTGATTCTAATGTTGATTTAACAGTAGAGATTGCTTTTGACTCTAATCCACTAGATAGCTCACAGACTTGGACTGATGTTTCTGCTTATCTTAGAAGATTTAGTATCAGCAGAGGTAGAGCAACTAACCTATCTAACTTCAATCCTGCTGCAGTAACTATTGTATTAGATAACACAGATAACAGGTTTAGCCCTAATCAAACAACACATTATTATGATGCAGTAAATAACAGATCTAAAATACAACCATTAAAAAGAATAAGAATAAAAGCTGATTATGGTGGCTCTACATATACTCTTTTTCATGGTTTTGTTGAAAGCTTTCCTGTTAATTATCCTGCACAAGGATCTGATTCAGAAACTAAGTTGAAGTGTGTTGATGCTTTTAAACTGCTCAATAATGCTACATTAGATGGCTTAGGGTGGCAGTTAGGTATTTCTAAACTAGGTACAAATACTAGGCTAACACTTACACAAGCACAAGAATTAAGCTCTGTAAGGGCTAAAAACATACTTGATAGCTTTGGATATAGCAATCAGGCAATATCTACAGGACAATTAGAAGTGCAGGTACAACCAGAAACAGATACTCTATTAGCAGCTTTAAGAGCTGTTGAACTAGCAGAGAATGGAACATTTTTTATAGGTGCTAATGGAGATGCAACTTTTAGAGATAGAAACTATAGATTAACCAACACAACAACACCAGAAGCCTCTTTTGGGCAGGGTGTAGGAGAGTTAAACTATGTTGATATTGTTACCTCTTATGATGATGACAAGATTATTAATACAGTACAGAGAACTAGAACAGGTGGTACAACACAAGTTGCTATTAGTTCTGATTCAGTAGAGAGATTTGGCTCTAATGTTTTAACACAGTCAGGCACTTTAAATACTGATGATTCTGATGTCTTATCTATTGCAGAGCAGATTGTTGTAGCTAATGACATACCACAGACAATAATTGAGTCTTTATCTTTTACACCTAGAGAAAATGTTAGTTTGTGGGCTAAAGCACTAGGATTAGATTTAGGTAGTTTTGTCCAGGCAAGT